GGTGAATATTTACCCTTATATGCCATCTAAATAATAATAACAGAATCATATTAGGTATTTAGAGTGGTAAGACCTCGCAGAATATCAGACTTTAAACCAACCTTCACCAATCTCGCACAGACTTCTCACTATCAGGTGTTCTTTGCTGGTCTCCCTCTCATGTTGAGGCAGCATTTAAGAGTAAGAGGTCTTGATGGAAGGTTTGTTTCGGAGACCGCTGGATTGCTTTGTAATAGTGCTCTTCTTCCAGGAAGTAGACTCGCCACAGCAGATATAATTGGCAATCATGTCGGTGTCTCTGAAAAGATGGCACACACAAGACTATTTACCCAGATTCAACTTGAATTCTATGTTGATAATGAATATAAGACTTTGAAGTTCCTTGAGCATTGGATGGAGTTCATTGCTAATGGAGCAACATCAAGGGATAATCGTCAATCTAATAAAGATTATTATTTTAGAATGGAGTATCCTGATACCTACAAGTGTAATGAGACAAAAATTATTAAATTTGACAGAGACTACAAGGAAGAGTTAGAATATAAATTTATTGGATTATTCCCCATTGATCTCACTTCAACTCCAGTCAAATATGAGCAGTCTCAAGTATTGAAAGCAACTGCGACTTTCAGCTTTGATAGGTATCTTATGGGTAAATTTGATAGTTTCTCTGTAGCGAGTGGTAAGGAAAATCATAAAATTACTGATGAAATGCTAGATTATGCTGAAGATACTGGAAGAAGTGTGGAATTTGCACGAATAATTTTGAATGGTGGATCTGTAGAAAGTGTCATAGAACCAGACTAAATATTAACAACTGATATTATCATGGGTTGTTATGCCTTTACCAAAGATTTCTACTCCAACATATGAGTTGGTATTGCCTTCGTCTGGAAAGAAGATTAAGTATAGACCCTTCCTAGTTCGTGAAGAGAAGGTTCTTATCGTTGCTATGGAAAGTGAGGATGAAACTCAGATTGCCACGGCAGTTAAAGATGTCATCAAAAACTGCATCATTACTCGTGGTGTAAAGGTTGATGACTTTGCAACCTTTGATATTGAATATGTCTTCCTCAACATTAGAGGTAAGTCGGTTGGGGAAGATGTTGAGGTTCTTGTGACTTGTCCTGATGATGGTGAGACGCAAGTCCCAACTGTTATTTCTCTTGATGATATTAAGGTTCTTACTAATAAAGAGCATAACAAGGATATTGTTCTTGATGATGAACTAACTCTTAGAATGAAGTATCCATCCATGGGTGAGTTTGTTAAGACTAACTTTAGTGGAGAGGAAATTACCGTTGAGGGAACTTTTGATTTGATTGCTTCTTGTGTGGAGCAGGTCTTCAACGAGGAAGAGTCTTGGTCTGCATCAGACTGCACCAAAAAAGAAATGACTGAGTTTCTGGAGCAGTTAAGTTCCAAACAATTCAAAGAGATTGAGAAGTTCTTTGAAACGATGCCTAAGTTGTCACATACAGTCAAAGTCAAAAACCCAAACACTGGAGTTGATAATGAAATCCTTCTGGAGGGACTAAACGCTTTTTTCGCGTGAGTATGGCTCATGAAGACCTTGAGTCATACTTCAAAACAAATTTTGCCTTGATTCAGCATCATAAATACTCATTAACAGAGATTGAAAACATGATACCGTGGGAGAGGGAAGTCTATCTCACATTCTTACAGCAATACATTGAAGAAGAAAATCTCAAAGCACAACAATCTGGACTAAATGGCTGAGTTATCATCGCCAATACTAGGAATGCAAGTTAGAAGGAATGTAATTCCTGCTAACGCCATATTGGGGCGTCCAGAGCAGCAGGCACCAGGACCTGATCCTCAGACTGCTCTAGCATTAAGAAGAAATCAAATAGCGATACAAAGTGTAAATAATAGTCTTACTGGTGTTAGTAATCAAATTGCTGTTTTAAGCAATTCACTCAGAACAATATCAACTCAAATTCAACAATCAAGTGCGCTTGAGCAGGCGAAGCAAGTAGAAGAAAATAAGCAACAAAGAATATTAGCAGAGCAGAGGTTAAGAGAGGGGAAGGAAGGACTGTTAGAGAGAAAGATACAGACTGCACTTTCTAAACCTTTGCAGAAAGTTGGTGGTGCTGCTCAGAAATCTCTGTTTAATTTGGGAAGATTTTTTCAGATATTATTACTTGGTACTCTCGGTAATCGTATTCTCAGAGTAGTTGGTGATTTATCTTCTGAAGGTAAGTTAAGTCTTGGTAATTTATTTGAAAAGATAAAAACAGATTTGGCGATTGCTGGTGCAATATTTGTTGGTTTAAATGGTGGGTTTGTATTAGCACTTAGAACATTAACTGGACTTACCGCAAGGTTGGGTGGTTTTGCACTAAGAAACTTGTTGCTTAGACCAATCAATCTTGTATTTTCTCTCGCTGCTGGTGCTTTAGCTAGTTTAGCACAGAAACTAAGGGGAGTTCCACCAGTTCCAGCACCACCACCAAAACAACCACCCAAAACCCCTACAGGTGGTCCCACAGGTGGACCTACCCCTAATTCTACAAGAGGAGCGTTAAGAGGGACTCTTGGAAATCTTGCTAGAGGTACAAGAAATATTGCAATATTAAATGCATTGTTGGGGCAAAATTTTGATCAGAGTTTGGTTTCTGCTTTTGGTGGTGCCTTGGGTGGACTAGCGATGTCTCCGATACCAATACCAGGTGCAAGAATTGCTGGTTTTATGTTAGGCAGTTCGTTTTTTGGTGATATGTATTCAAGATCGGGTATGAGTATACCCTATCTGAATCAAAATTTAAATGACCTTGGTATTCCAGATTTCGGTGATGGAGCTAGATTTTTATTTGAACGATTGACAAAGAGTGAAGTAGATTTGCAAGCAGATCAGCAAAAGGCAAATACACTTATAATTAATGGATCTAATAATGGTGGAGGAGTCACTGAAGTTCCATCTTCTGGTGGTTCTGGCACTGGAAATACCTTAATTAACGTTTCTAGTGGTAATGGTGATAATCCATACATGCTGCATTCTCTCGTTCAGTATAACATCGGAGGTATGGGTATCTAATGTCATTCGCTAATAATTCTAGAAGAAATTTAAGTGGAATACAGAAGTCATTGAGTAAACTTCAAGATTCAGTTCTCGGTACAAGAAAATCTGCTGAAAGCATATCTAAATCTCTCAGAGAAAGTAACATTCAAAAAAGGAAAGGTATCGCTGACAGTGCTAAATTTTTCCAGATGAGAAGAGAGTCCGTTAGAAGAAGAGAACGAGAGGATCTTGTAGAGGCATCAACTTCAAGAGGAGTTTCTAGAAGTAGCACTACGGCAGGTGTTATGAGGAGTACTAAAGGTTTCTTTGGTAGGATTATGGATTACCTTGGAAACATCTTGATTGGTTGGGCAGTTGTCAATCTTCCTAGGATTGCTAAGTTTTCTGAGGATTTGACTAAAAGACTTCAAAAGTACAAAGGTATTCTTGATGAATTTTTTAGTGGAACTATATCTCTGTTCACAAACTTTGGAACTGGATTGGGTGAGGTTCTTACTAGAATATCAAATTTTGATTTTGTGGCTATGAAAGAGTCCTTGAATATAACAATTGGCAAAATGAATCAATCTCTTTCAAAGATGAGAATATCTCTGGAACAAGGAATATCAATGTTGAGTCAAGATACTCAAACTATGCTTGAAAGAATGGGATTCAAGATTTCAGATTTCCAATTACCTGGTTTAGGAAATCAAGAACAACAAGAACAAGAACAACAACAGCAGCAACAACAGCAGGAAGGTGAGCAGCAATTTTCTACATTTAGAGAAGACCCTGAAGAAAATGCTCAACTACAACAAGAATTCAAAGAAAAACAAAAACAACAACAGCAACAGAACCAATCACTTAATGTTCAATCCGAATTAATTAATGTTGTTCCACTGAAAAATTTGATGACAAAGGGTGCTGGGGATGGTCCTGTTGGTAGGACAACTAATTATGGATATTCGGAATTTCATGGAAGACATCATGCTGGAATTGATATTGGAACCTCAGGACAAAAAGGATTCTTTGTTGCTTTTGGAATGACAGGTACGGTATCTCTTGTAAGCAATTTACAAGGATATGGAAAAACAGTTATAATCAACTCTGGAAATTTAGACTTCTTATTTGCCCATTTGGCAAATGTCAATGTTAAACAAGGTGAACAATATAATGGTCAAATAATTGGTGAAATTGGTGATACTGGAGTAGGAACTGGAATTCACTTACAGTTTGAGGTTAGAAAAAAAGGTGGTGCTGCTGGTAGCGATGTTGATCCAAACCCTTACGTTCAGTATTTGAAAATTGGTAAGTTGCCACCCAAGACAACTAACATTGATAGTAAAATTGACATACCAAATCTTGAGACTGAATCACAAACAGAGACTCAGACTAATGAAAATGAAAATCCAAATCCATTAGATAATATATTTAATTTATTCGGAATTCAATCCTCTAGAAATACTACTAGAGCAAAAACGATTGCACGGGCACCGAATACTGGAGGTGGTAGTACTGTTATTATCAACAGTGGAAGTGCAAATCCTCCAGAACCACCACCACAAAATAATGATAGTGGGGGAGGAATAATTCCCTTTCAGACTGCTAGTGTAAATAGTACAGCAAGACTTTTTGAATTGCAACAACTCACTAAATTAGGATAATGTCGGGAAAAGCACAGGATAGTTCAAATTTCAAGGTATTCACAATTGAATCTTCCTTCAATCCTGAGAAGACGGTAGATATCAGACTGGGTGTAATCAGTTTCAACTACTATGAGGATTTATTTTCTCCAACTATAACTGCAAAACTTGTCATAGTTGATGGTGGTAATGTTGTTGTATCGGATAAAAGTACTGATGGTAAAAAGGAATCACTATACAGTGGTTTGCCACTCAGAGGCGGTGAAAGAATAGGAATAAAAATTGAACCTTTCGGTAAACCACCTGGAAGTGACGGCAATCCTCCACTTGATTTTAATACTGGAACCACATTTTTTTATGTTTCAAAAATATCCTCTGTGATGAAAGAAGGTCAAAGAGAAGTAATTGTCCTTGATTTAACATCCAGAGAATCTATTACCAATGAAGTTGTAAGGGTCTTTAAAAAATATCCAAGAAATCTTACTATTGATCTTTCTGTCAAAAAAATTGTAGAAGAGAAACTTTCATCCGAATTAGTTGAATCTGATCAAACATCAAATCAATATGGTTTCATAGGTAACATGAAAAAACCATTCAATATTTTAGTTTGGTTAGCATCAAAAGCAATAGATATTAATAAAGAGGCAGGATTTTTCTTCTATCAAACACAGAAAGGATTTAAATTCAGATCAGTGTCTTCTTTGATAGAAGATGGCAAAAATTCTCCAAAGTCTGAATATACTTTTAAATCTGTAGGACCGACTCCCATTGAATATTCGGATGATATCATATTGACGTATACGATTTCCCTTAATCATGATTTGATATCAAAATTAAAAAGAGGTATGTATTCCTCATTCTTTGCTGAGTTTGATCCCTCTACAGGAAACTTTTCTGGAGTAGAGCAAGGAAAATATAGTATTCAAAATTTTGAACCTAGGACTAAACTTGGTGAAGATTTTGAAATTCCAAGAATTTTGGGTGCACCAGAACTTACCGACTTACCTAGCAGGATAATTTCTATGGTTGGTGATGTTGGAACTTTAGAAAAGGTTGCTTATGTTCCTCAAAATGGTTCAAATTTACCTGCTAAAAATGCGAGCGGATTTGATAACCAGCGTCAGTCAATCATGAGATATAATTTATTATTCATGCAGACTTTGAATATTCAGGTGCCATGCAATACAAACTTGGAAGTTGGACATGTAATTAAGTGTAACTTCCCTAAAACATCATCTGAAAGTAAAGAGAATGACCCCGAGTTGAGTGGTCTATATATGATTAAAGAGTTGTGTCATCATTTCAATGTTGATCAATCTATTACATCAATGAAGTTAATCAGAGATACACACGGAATACCTAAGACCTAATGGACGACTTTTCTTTCAATACTAATTTTTTAGGCAGGGATGGTTTTACCTGGTGGATAGGTCAAATCGCACCATATGCTGCCACAGAAACTCAAGACGGTGAGAACGGTTGGGGATGTAGATATAAGGTACGTATTATGGGTTATCACCCATATACTGATCAACTTGAAGATGAAGATCTTCCGTGGGCAATAGTAATGCGTCCACCTGGAACTGGAACTGGTTCTGGTGGTATGTCCAAAACTATTCATTACAATCAAGGTGATACTGTAATAGGTTTCTTCCTGGATGGTGATAATGCTCAGCAACCTATAATTATGGGTGCCCTGGGTAATTCTAAGTATGCGGCAAAAAATGGTGAAGTAGTTCCCTTTGGAAATTTCACTGGATATAATAAGGTCATGGA